CGGAGGCCGGGCTGAACTGGCTCGGCTACATCATCCAGAATGCGCCGGGCATCGCGATGCTTGTCATGCCCTCGCTCGACATGGTGCGCCGGAACACGACCGTCCGGATCGATCCGTTGATCGAGGCGACGCCCGCACTGCGCGAACTGGTCACTGCGCCCCGCTCCCGCGACGCGGGCAACAGCCTGTTCCGCAAGTCGTTCCCCGGTGGCCAGCTGGTGATGACCGGCGCGAACAGCGCCGTTGGTCTGCGATCTACGCCCGTCCGCTACCTGTTCCTCGACGAGGTGGACGGGTACCCCAGCGATGCCGACGGCGAGGGCGATCCGGTCGATCTGGCGATCCAGCGCACCGCCACCTTCCGTGGACGCCGCAAGATCTACATGGTGTCCACGCCCACACTGAAGGGCCATTCCCGCATCGAGGCCGCCTTCGAGCACAGCGACCGGCGGTTCTACCACGTCCCTTGCCTGCATTGCGGCGACATGGCAGCGATCACCTGGGCGCGCATCCGCTGGCCCGAAGGGCGGCGTGACGAGGCGTATCTCGTCTGCGACGCCTGCGGCGGCGTGCACCAAGAGCACGACAAGCCCCGCCTGCTGGCGGCGGGCGAATGGCACGCGACCACCAAGGGCGACGGGCGCACCGCTGGCTTCCACCTCTCTGCGCTCTATTCGCCGTGGGAGACATGGGCCGAAATCGCCGCCGAGCATGGCCGCGTCCGCAAGGATCCGCCCCGCCTGCAGGTCTGGGTCAACACCAAGCTGGGCGAGTCCTGGGAGGACCAGGCGGGCGACACAGTCCCGGCCGACCCGCTGATGGCGCGGCGCGAAGACTGGGGCGAGGCGCTGCCCGCGTCTGTCGCCGTGCTAACCGCGGGAGTGGACGTGCAGGGCGACCGGATCGAGGTGCAGATCCTCGGCTGGGGCCCGGACGAGGAGGCGTGGGTGATCGACTACCGCGTGCTATGGGGCGATCCAAGCGGCCCGCGCCTCTGGTCCGATCTCGACATGGTGCTGCAGGCGACCTTCACGCATCCCAGCGGCTTCGATCTGCCCGTGCGCGCCGTCGCCATCGACACTGGCGGCCATCACACCAAGATGGCCTACGAATTCTGCCGCACCCGCCTCGCCCGCCGCATCTGGGCAATCAAGGGCCGTGGCGGGCCCGGCATTCCCGTCTGGCCGCGCCGCCCGACGCGAACCAACAAGGGCAAGATCCCGCTTTTTATAGTCGGCGTAGACGCGGTGAAGGATGCCGTCTACGCCCGCCTGCGCCTAACCGAGCCCGGCCCCGGCGCGATCCACTTCCCCCGCCGCCTCGATGCCGAGTACTTTCGCCAGCTGACCGCCGAGCGCGTCGTCACTCGCTTCGAGCGCGGTCGCCCCATCCGCTCCTGGCAGCCCAAGCGCGACGGCGAACGCAACGAGGCCCTCGACACCTTTGTCTACGCCCACGCCGCGCTGCACGGCCTGATCAGCATGGGGCTCAGGCTCAACGAGGAGGTGGAGGGGGTGTCGGCGCCTAGCGGGGCAAGAGCAAGGATCGTCCGTTCAACTTGGATATCGCGATATTGACGACTGCTAGTTCTCAGAAAACGAAGCCAAATGCGGCCCCGAGACCATCAAGGCCTTGTGTGGAAAGGCGTCTTCGGAGATGCTCCGCCCATGCGGGTGGACATCAAAGACCTTGAAGCGCTGAAGTTGAAGCTAAGCCGGACTGACGGAAAGCCGGTCAGTTTCCTCGTCGGTGCGCCGTTTTCCTGGGACGGCGGGCACGGCGTGCCGAACGTTGAAGGCTTCATCGACATCATCAGAGACCGCGTGATCCAAAGCGGGGCTCAGTTTCTCGACGCGCTGGATACTGCGTTGGAAAAGGCCAGTGGGCCAGAACGCTATCAGACTGCCATGGCCTTCGTTTATGACCAGCTGGACGCGGACGCGGCCGCAGACGTCGTCCGGACGGCAGTACTACGGGCCCGCAAGGCAACCGCTCCGGACGTGGATCCACAAATAGACTTTGATGGCCTATCGGACGATTGGCACATTACGGGTGCGCAGCGCGGTCTTGCGCACCTCATGAAGCTGAGCCCCGAGCGTTTTCCGGGCCCGACCTTTACCACGAACTTCGACCCGTTGATCTCTTTGGCCCTGAGCGAGCGCGGGTTCCGCCCGCGGCCGACCGGGATCCCCCTCGACGGCTCGATCAATGCGCCGGTTCAGACGGTGCAGGACGAAATCAACGTCTTCCATCTGCATGGCTACTGGCGAGACTCGCCAACGCTGCATCGACCTCAACAGCTGATGGGAAAACGTCCTCTCCTCCAGAACTCATTGGAGCATCGACTCAACAATACTCACCTCTTGGTAATGGCCTACAGCGGCTGGGACGACATCTTCACGACGGCTATCGCGAATTGTCTCAGTTCGGACACTTTCAAGGGAACCGTCACGTGGTGTTTCTACGGCGACACTCCGGCGCTAATTCGTGAGGAGAACGAGGCTCTTTTCGGCAAGTTCAAATCGGGCATCGAGCAGGGCCGGATTTCCTTCTTCTGCGGGGTTAATTGCCATACGTTCTTTGATGATCTGATCGGCTATCTCGGGCTGACCCCGAATGAACGTGACGCCATTGATCAGTCACCGCTTGCCGGGTGGAACCTCGTCACCAGAGAGTACCTAGCCGCGCAACCCCCGCTCTCGGGCGACCAAGCGGTGCGCTATTTCGACGGTGCCATTCCGACCTGGCGACACGCCACGAGCCCGCTCATCCCGCGTCTCAGCCATGCCCAGAAGCTGCTCGACCGCATAGGCTCGCCCTCAGCGGGAGCCAGCCGAATGCAGTTGATCCGGGCGGCGGGCGGTGAGGGCAAGTCGACAGCACTTCTGCAGGCCGCAGTGGATGCGTTAGAAGGCGGCGACTGGACTGTGCTGCACCGGTCGTCCGTCGATGCTGGCCTGAACCCGGACGTCGTGGCGTCACTCGACCCGGACCGGAACTGGCTTCTCGTTGCAGACGATGCCGAGAGCCTTGTCGACGATCTCTGGAGCGCCGCGGTCAAGCTCCACGAGGCCGGGCGGCAAAACGTCTACTTCCTGCTCGCAGCAAGGGATACCGACTGGCATTGGGTCAATGGTGACGGCCATGCCTGGTCGACCCGGCTCGATCGGCTTGAGGACACCGTCCTGGGCGGAATCGAGGAACCGGATGCCGCTCTGGTGATCGATGCCTGGGCGGAACAGGGTGATGCTGGCCTGCGAGGCCTGGTGTCCTCCAAGACACGGGAAGAACGCATCGCGCGCCTCGTCGCGGCCACGAAGGCTCAGGATGTCCGTGGAGGCGACGGATCGTTTTTCGGCGGCTTGCTGGACACGCGCTTCTCGTCGAAAGCACTCGTCGATCATCTCGTCCAGTTGATGGAGCCATTGCGACATCAGCCGGTCGAGGGCGGCAGCGGCACGCTATACGACGCGCTGCTCTTCATTGCCAACTGCCACGCTGCCGGGATGCCGGGACTTGACCGGAGGGTGCTCGCGTCACTCTGCGACCTGAATGCGCATAGCGTTTCAGCAGCCGTTATCTCGCGCTTGGGTCGTGAACTTGGCGCTGCCGAGAGCCGCGGGCACGTGCTCACCCGACACAAGCGCGTAGCACGGGCTGTCGTCGAGGCGGGAGCGTCGAAATTCGGTACTGATCTCTCAAACACTTGGCGCAGCCTTGTAACCGCCACAATAGAGCTTTCACGAAAGGAAAGGGTTGGTGAGAGCTTCGGCCCTATGGTCCATGCCGGCGCACGCCTCAAGCGCCAGCTTCCGGAAGCGTTGGATGAGGACCTACGCGGCGACGTCGGGATCGCAGCAGCGGAAGCCGCCGTCGAGGCGATGCCCGAATGGTCAAGTACGGTTATCGACCTGGCGCGTGCCCTACGCTTTGCACACTTTTCAGATGAGGCCTACGACTTACTGCAGAAGCGTTTGCCGAACCTGAAAGGCACTGTCGACCTGAAGCAAAATATCCGTGCTTACTTCTACGAGTGGAGCACCTGCGCAGGGAACCTCAACACTCGCCAAGGCTCGATCAAAAACGCTTGGCTGGCGACCTATTCGATCTCTGATAGCTTGCCATCTGATCTTGAGATTAAGCAAGCAGAACTCTCATTGTCCGGCCTCGGGGTCGCGTTCGGGAACCTCGTAGGAGGAGTAGCCGACAGTCCTTTCGCAATGGGTCGTCGAGCTGCGACTGAACTTGGCTGGAAGACGCAGCCAAATCAGCGCGGTGTCTTCTATTTCGAGCGGCACGAAAGCGAGCTTGATGCCCTTGGAACGCCGAAACCCACGGACAACGACGAAGCACTAGCATGGCTCGCCGCCGCAGCCCACGCCACTTGGCAAGAGCTTGAGGATCCGTTCCTCCGAAACAAGCTAAAGAACGATGGACGGCTCTCTTTCTCCAAGCTACGGAAACTCCTCGACCGGGGTCGATAGCCTCACCCTTGTCAGCGCCGATAATCGACACGATGGCTATTCCCAAACATTCCCAATAGCTTGAGGGGCCGTTTCGTGCGATTCTCCGGCTCATGCGGACATTCCTCCATCGCCTTCTCGGCCTCGCGCACGCTCGCGGCTTCGACGCTGCGGGTGGTGGTCGCCGCTGGGAGGGAGCGCGGACGGTCGACGGGCTGAACGGGGCTATACTGGCGGGCGCGACCACGGCGTCACGGCGGGCCGGGTGGTATTCGCGGAACAACCCGTGGGTCGCGGCGGCGGTGGACAGTCTGGTCGGCAATGTCGTCGGCGCGGGGATCAAACCGCAATCTACGCATCCAGAACGCGCCGTGCGCGAGCGGCTGCAGGCGCTCTGGCTGCGCTGGACTGATCACGCCGCCCCGGACGGGCTGGCGGATTTCTACGGGCTGCAAGCGATGGCCGTGCGCGCGATGGTCGAGAGCGGCGAGAGCTTCGCCCGGCTGCGCGTGCCGTCTGACACGAACACCATCCCTCTCCATCTTGAGCTTTTGGATCCCGAGCAAGTTCCCATGGACCTGCATCGCGAGATCGGCGGCGGGGCGCGGATCCGTGCGGGCATCGAGTTCGATTCTACCGGTCGTCGTGTCGCCTACCGGGTCTTTCCCTCTCGCCCGGGCGATCCGCTGGGGTCTATCCGCATGGACCCGCTCCGAATTCCCGCTGCCGATTGTCTGCACCTGTTCAAGCCGCTCGCAGCGGGCCAGCTACGCGGCATCACTGGGCTCGCGCCGGTGCTGTTGCGGTTGCACGAGCTCGACCAGTTCGAGGACGCAGCGCTGGTGAAGGCCAAGGTGGCGGCGTTGTTCACCGGCTTCATCACCGATCCCGACGGCACGGCAGGCGGTCTTTCCGGCACCAACACCGGCGGCGCGCTCAACGTAGGGATGGAACCCGGTAGCCTGATCCCGCTGCCGCCCGGCACTGATGTCCGCTTCTCGAACCCCACCGAGAATGAGGCCTATGCGCCCTTCGTGAAGAACCACCTGCGCGCCGTCGCGGCAGGGCTCGGACTGCCCTAC